TGCAGGCACTCTAGCTGTCTCAGCCTAAGTTTCTCACTTAATAGGAGTAACTTATGAGCGCAAGTAATATTGAGCTAGTTACCAAAGTACCTGTGGGTGCAGCAGCCATCAGCACAGCGGCAATATCGGGCCGAACACGCCTGTATGGCATCTATTACACCTGTACAGCCACTGCTTCTTCTTTTGAAATTAGAAACGGTGCAACGGACTCGGCCACGTCTTTAATCACTATCCATACCCCTGCAGCAGCCGGACAATATGAGATAGATATCCCAGACGGCGGAGCCTTGTTTGATTCAGGTGCTTTTATTGACGCAACCGATGTCCAGATAACTAGTGTTACTCTGGTATATGCAGGTGGAGCGGCAGCCTAATGGCTTCCACTAAAGCGGTTAAACGCACGCCTTCTGGGCGTGTGTCCTATCGTGGAGAGACTTTTTCTGGCTACAACAAGCCCAAGAGGACCTCTGGTGGAAGTAAGAAGTTTGCTGTTTTAGCCAAGAAAGGCGACGACGTAAAACTGGTCAGGTTTGGCGATCCGAATATGACGATCAAAAAAGCCATACCAGAGCGTCGAGCCAATTTCCGTGCTAGGCATAACTGCGACACGGCAAAAGATAAGTTTTCAGCACGATACTGGAGCTGTAAAAAATGGTAGCTAAAAAAGGATTGTATGCCAATATCGCGGCTAAGAAAGCGCGTATTGCAGCGGGTTCAGGCGAGAAAATGCGGAAGGTAGGAGCCAAAGGTGCCCCCACTGCAAACGCATTTAAACAAGCCGCAAAAACCGCTAAGCCCGTAGCCAAGAAGGATGGGGGAATAGTCAAGAAGGGCTACCACCGCATGCCGGATGGCACGATTATGAAAGATTCGGCCCACAAGGGTCGTACAACCAAACGAGGTAAGTAACATGGCCGGACGTGGAATGGGTGCCGCTACTAGAGGCGGAGGATGCGTAGGAACTGGTCCTAAAAATAAAGTTCAATCTAAGCCTAGTCGTAAAGTGGGCGACCCCGTCATGATGAATAAGGGCGGAGATGTCAAAAAGAAAATGGGCGGCGGGATGATGTATAAGTAATGGCTACTTCAGGAACAACAGACTTTAATTTATCGATTGACGACCTCGTAGAAGAGGCGTTCGAGCGTTGTGGCATGCAGATGACTGCAGGCTATCAGCTTAACTCGGCTCGTCGGTCGTTAAATCTGTTGTTTTTGGACTGGGCAAACCGAGGCCTCAACCTCTGGACTATAGAGCAGGCTACTTATGCTTTGGTTCAAGGCGACGCTGAAATATCCCTGCCAACAGACACTGTCAATGTTTTGACAGCAGTTATCCGTCAAACAACTAACGGGCAGCAGCAGGATATAAACATCGAGCGCATTGGCCGCCAAGAATACCTTAACGTGCCAAACAAACTTACTCAGGCAAGGCCGTCCCAGATATACATAGAGCGTACAAGTGCCCCAAAAGCTTATCTGTACCCTGCTGCGGACAAGGCATACACGTTGGTCTATTATCGCATACGTCGCATGGAAGACGCCGGAGATTACACTAATACTACCGACGTAAATTTCAGGTTTCTCCCTTGTTTAGCCTCGGGCTTAGCCTACATGCTGTCTTTAAAGTATGCACCGGATAGAACTGGAGCATTGCAGCAGATGTACGAGCAAGATTTTGATCGAGCGGCACAGGAAGATAGAGACACTGCCAGTACTTATGTGTTGCCCGATGTAGGGTTTTAAGCGTGAGTCAGGCAACGGGTAAATATTCTTATGGCCTTTGTGATTATTGCGGGCAACGATATCCCTATCAGATTCTAAAAAAGAATTGGAAAGGGTTTATGGTATGCCCTGAGGATTACGAGCCAAAAGAGCCCCAGTTAACCCCTTTAAAGTACAGGGGCGATGCGATTGCTCTTGAAAATCCTCGCCCAGATAGAACAGAGCCCTTAAATGTGTTTGTAAATAACGCAGGCGGGGATACACCTTTCGAGACAGTGCCGGGTTCAATGCAGCCTGCCCCTGCTGCGATTGCAGTTGAGGGAGTAGGCATACTTGGAACGGTCACGGTGGTGATTACATGACTTATGATGAACTAGTGACAAACATCCGTAACTATACCGAGGTAGACAGTAATGTGTTTACCAATGCGGTCATAGATACGTTTATTACGATGGCGGAGAATAGGATTCTTCGGGACATCGACCTTGATGTTTTTAAGCTAGAGGCAACGGCTAACACGACTGCAAACAACCGATTCTTGGTGGCTCCATCGGACATTCTGACTCACCGTTACTTAATGGTTACGATAAATGGAAACCAGACGTTTTTAGATTTTAGAGACACTTCTTTTATGAAGGAGTATTGGCCGGATTCCACGGCAACAGGAACTCCCAAATACTACGCGGTTTGGAATCAAAACACGTTTTACATTGCGCCAACGCCCGATGCTGCTTATGTAGTTCAGTTGGGCTACATTTATAGACCTACGCAATTGTCGTCTACAAATACCACAACGTGGATTAGCACAAATGCGCCCGAAGCATTGTTATATTCATGCTTAATTCAAGCATACAGCTACACGAAGGGCCCGCTTGAAATGCTGAAATATTTTGAAGACAGCTATAAGCAGGCAATACAAGGTCTCGGCATCGAGCAACAAGGTCGCCGTCGTCGTGATGAATTTAGAGATGGCATGATTAGGTTGCCAATTAAATCGGAATCACCCGGCCCATAATATTTTAAGAGGAAACACAAATGGCTATCACACAAGCTATGGCAACATCATTCAAAGTTCAAATCCTTGACGGAGACTTTGATTTTAGTTCAGGCACGTCGCAAGTTTTTAAACTGGCCCTTTACACGTCGTCAGCTACGCTAGATGCGACTACTACTGCGTATTCTGCGACCAACGAGGTTGCCGGAACAGGGTACAGCGCAGGTGGCGGAACGCTGACTATATCAGCTAATCCTGCTTCTAGTGGCACTACAGCGTTTTTGGACTTTGCTGACCTGACGTTCTCTACCGCAACTATTACTGCTCGTGGTGCGCTTATTTATTTGGCGAACGGTGGCACTAATCCTGCGGTAGCAGTATTAGACTTTGGTTCGGATAAGACCTCTACTGCGGGCGACTTTACTATTGTCTTCCCTGCGGCAGATGCGAGCAACGCGATCATTCGTATCGCTTAAGGTACTTAGATGGCTGACGTTATTGTCCCCATAACCGGATGGGGCTACAGCACTTGGGGCACGGGAGCATGGGACGAAAGCCCAGTCGCTCCTTTTGCTACAGGGGCCGTGGGTTCGGTAACGGTAGCCGCTGATGCAGTAGTTAACATTACTGGCGTAGTAGGAACGACCGCTCTAGGCACTGCTGAAGCTGTAATTAGCCAAACCGTCGTTGTTACAGGCCTTAGCGCTACAGGTGAAGTTGGTTACACTCGTTGGGACATCACCGTCGATTTGGGCGGTTGGGGTCGCGGAGTCTGGGGCCAAGGTAACTGGGGAGAATCCTTAGGAGTCTCTGCCACTGGCGCAGTAGGCTCGGTCGAAGTCCAAGAAGGCGTAGGGGTATACGTCACTGGCGTACAGGCCGCCGTTAGTCTGGGCAATATTGCAGTCAATGCCGATGGAGGGATAAACGCTCTTGGCAATGCAGCTACTGGTGAGATAGGCACAGCAACTGTAGTTGGTAACGCGATATTCTCTGTTACTGGGGTTGCAGGTACTACGGCTTTAGGGGTTGCAGGCCCCGTAACAACCACCAATGTTTTAGTTACAGGCGTTTCAGCTACAGGTACAGCGGGCAATGTAGCGATAGTCGGGGATTCCTCACTCGATGCTACGGGCCTAGAAGCCACCGCTACACTGGGTAACATCACGGTCCTATTGCAGCAAAACGTCGATGTCACAGGCGTTCAAGGCACTACAGCACTAGGCGAGACAACTGAAACCGCAGGGGCGAAGGTATACGCCGTCGGTGTTCAAGCCACGGGCGAGGTAGGAACGGTATTAGTCTGGAGCCGCATAGTACCTAATCCGGGCACGGGATGGACTGAAGTCCCTGTTAACCAAACACCTAATTGGACGGACATAGCAGCATGAAAACAATAAACGAAGCAAAAAACTTGGGCGATGCAATAGACCCAAAACATGAAATTGAAGTTGT